GATTCGTCTTGTTCGACATGATGTCCGCCACCTCGGACCGCACCTCCTCCGCGTTCTTGCCGCCCGCCACGCCCGTGCCCTCGTCCTTGAAGAAGGTGGTGTCCTGCTGCGTGTAGGGGGCGAGGCGCATCAGGACCGAGAGGAACAGGGGATGGTCGGCAATCCCGGTCTGCTCGAAGAAGGCCAGCTCCTCGGGGGTCTTGAAGATTTCATTCGTGAGCCGCTTGGCCAGTTCCGCCCGCTCCTCGTAGTGCGACCCATGCTCGGCCTTGAGGGCCGCGATGCCCTCGTCGGATGAGGTCTTGAGCTTCGCCGCGGTGCCGGTGATCGCTTCCTCGTACAGGGCCAGGAGATCGGGCGCCAGGCCCTTGGGGGCACCGTGCTTCAGCAGGACGGTGCCGAGTTTCTGGGACAGGGCATCGCTCCAGCCGAGACCGTCCTTCAGCTTCTCGGGCCGGGTGATGCCGTATTCCTCGGGCTTGGTCGGGGGCGCCGAGAGGGCGCCGCTCTGGTAGAGTTTCGGCAGATGATCCCGCCGCCAGGCTTCGGCCTCCTCGGGCTTGGCGGGAAGATTGATGGCGCTGCCGAGCCGATGCTGCGCGTTCGCGTAGGACTTCAGGACCGCGGAGACATCCTTCTCGGACATCTTGTCGAGGATCGGCCACGCGACCGGGTCGGCCTTCAGTTCGGGGGTGACGTACTGCATCAGGGCGGAATCCATTTCGCTACCTCCGTGCGGACCCCGCAGGGCTGCCCGCGTCCGTGATGTGATACTTGTCCGGGTGATCGGCCTGGTCGATCAGTTCCAGCAATTCCTGCACCACGCTTCGCCGTCCCAGGAAGACCGCCTGCTCGGTCGGGTTGACGCTCTCGAACGGCAGGCAGTAGATGTGATCCAGGAGATGCTGGAGCACCTGCTGCCCCTGGGCCGTGCGGAACATCGCCTGGACGTTCAGCGCCAAGGGGGGGACGGCATCGGGATCACTCGGCCGCTCCCGCTGCCATTTGCGCGACAACCACTCAGTGAGCAAAGCGGTCTCCGACCAACAGGATCTTGTTCCGCGGATCGTCCACCCATCGCTTCCCCGCCGTGCTTTCGGAGAAGTGCCCCGGGACGGCCCGGATCGCTACGCTGCCGCCTGGGCCATTGACCTTCTCGAAGTGAAAGCCGACCCCCTCACAGGTCAGGAACTCCTCGCCGTCGTCCGCCATGAGATACTGAATCTGACTCAAGCGGATGCGCTTCGCGGCGAACCGGCGCAGGCAATCGGCCAGCAGGAGGCCATGCGCGCGGCAGATGTCCTGGACGGCGTTCACTGGATCACCCCCGTGGGCGCGGGACCCCGCACCGGCAGGAGCACGCGGCCCTCGTTGTACTGCCGGAAGAACGGCAGGACGATCGGGGCAAGCGACTTGTCGATGCTGCACATCGCGTCCACGAGCATGCGGATCGCCATCTTCTTGTCGTCGGGATAATTCACCTCGACCTTGCCGCTCCCATCCCAGACCGTGATGGTGAGGGTACAGCTTGGCCGGTGAATGGCCGGACCCGTCTGTCCGTTGCCTCCCATGCGTCTCTGCTCCTTGGCGCGGCGCCCGTTCATGGTGTCGCCTGCTGCTCGACCGGCACGACCATCAGGCCATGAAAGCCAAAGACGGTGCTCCAGTCCTCCTCGTCCGTGGCCGGGCGCAGGATGTGGTGTCCGTCCTCGAAGAAGTTTCCGTACACGTCAGACTCGATCCTCACGCCGCCGTCCCAGCGGGCTGCCGCATCGCCTTGTGCAGCGGCGCCACGTTCTTGGCCATCTCGCTCACGTGCTGCGCTTCCTGCAGGGCCGCGGCGTTCTGCTGTTGCTTGGCCTGCGCGGCCCGCCGCTCGGCGAGCTCGTCGTCGGTGCGGAGGATCCGGGCCGGCACGCCGCGGGTCTCGCACACGTACTTGCTGGCCTTGTCGCTGTCGATCCGCTCCAGCACGCCGGGGTCGATCTGTGCGTAGGGACCGAGATCCTGGAGGGCCAGGGCCAGCGCCTCCAGGCCGCCGGTCTTCTGGGCCCGCTCCAGGGGGTTCTCGAATCCCACCTCGATCTTGCCGTCGCTCTCGTAGACCTCGGGGGGCGGCGGCGAGAAGGCCCCGCCCTCCAGCATCAGGTCAAAGGTGATGTCCCATTCCCGGCTCAGGAACTCCCGCCGCATGCGCCCGTACACCGGCCCCATCAGCCGATACAGAAGCTCGATCTTCTTGGCGTACTCGAAAGCCGTCATCTCGGACTTGTTGACGGTCAGGAGTTGCCGGATCGAATCCACGAAGAAGATTTCCCGGATGCTCTGCCGGAGTTCCTCTTCCTTGATCTGACTGACCTCCGGCTTGCTGCCGGTATCGAAGGGCATGATGACGCTGCGGATGTCCCGGCCCCGCGTGTTGATGGGTGTGAAGGCGCCGGGGTGGATCCGGAGCGTCCCGAAGACAGAATCGTTCTGCCCCAGGATCGGCGGCCGGATCTTCATGGGCCAGTCCTCGAGGGACAGGCGCTTGGCGGCGTTCAACGTCCAGGCATCCGGGAAGGCCAGGTCACCGCGGCCGCGCCCGTACACCTCCCCGGGGGTCCGCTCATACCGGGGGACGGCGGCATTGAAGGACCGGAAGCCGCCCTCTGACACGACCTCGGCGGTCTCCAGCTCCAGCCATACCGAGGCCCAGGGCATCCCTTTGCCTCCCGCGCCCTGCTCGGCTTTCGGGCGGGGCTGGACGGCATGCAGGAAGGTGAACGGCGTGTCCCCCCTCCCCTCGTCCAGCGCCTTCCGGATCACCCAGGGCATCGCCTCCTCGGTCCAGCGGTCGGCCGCCACGCGCGCGGTCTGCTTGCGTTCGCGCATCAGGGTATCGACCAGGCCGTCCGACCCGTCCGCGATGACGAAGCGGCCGATCTTCACGGTCTCGTAGTGGAGGCCCCGGAAGCCCCGGAGCGTCAGGTGTTCGGGTTGCGGCCGTTCCTCCACGATCAGGCAGCCGGACCCGAAGCCGCCGTAGTCCACCAGCATCTCGGGGGCCTCGGCGTAGAAGGAGGAGGCGGCCCGCGCGGCCAGCATCCGATCCCGGCACTCCTCCAGCCACTCCGCGACCGGCTTGCTGTCCTTGACGCGGGGGTGCGCCATGTGCATACTGCCCCAGACCTGGCCGGGATTGAAGCACTCGCCCGCGATGAAGTTCGCCATCATCTCGGCGGCGGCCATCATGGTCGAGTCGTAGACGCCCCGGCTCTCGTCGTCGCCGGCCTCGTAGCGCGTGATGATGCCGACGCGGGACGGCGCAATCAACGGCGCCATGGTCTCCCAGCGGTCGTCGAAGTTGTGGCGCGCCTCCTTGGCCTTCAGATACCGCTTCTTGATGGTCGGGCCGTCCGCAGGCATCTCAACTCCCCAGGGTGGACTTCAGCGCCGGGTTGCCCGACGACATGAAATCTCGTGAGAGCAGTGTACTCGCAAACCCGCGCTGCCGCGTGTTCGCGGCTCCGGCCAGGAGGGCGTTCTCCTGAGCGGTCAACGTAGTGTCCGGCGCCTTGAGTTTCGGGGTGGAGACTGCGCTATAAATGGCTGCGCTCGTGCTGGCAGCCGCACCAACCGCCGCCGCTACTGCCGGAATCCATTCCATCAGCCCCTCGCCTGCGGGGGGCCCAGCGCCCCGCCCATCGACCGCCCGTACAGACTGAACGACGTTTCGACGGTCACCGGCCGTGCCTCCCGGTGTCCCGGAAACTCCAGCGGCGTGAAGCCTTCCATGGCGCCGTACCGCAGGGCATCGGCCCCGTGGGAGCAGGCATCGTGGACCGGCAGGCCGTCCCACTGCCCCGTCGCGGGATTCCAGGCGCGATGATAGCCCCGGAGACTCTCGATTCCGGACGGGAGGTCGTTGTCCTGCGGCATCCCGCACTTGTCGAGATCGAAGTAGCACCGCGGGAAGGCCGCCCGGACCCGCTCCAACCCCTGCTCCACTGACAGCTTCGACTCGTCGCACACCACATCTTGGAAGGCCCGCCGGAAGAGGTCCTCCGTACTGTCCGTCGCGCTGTAGCCCTTCACGGCGGCATCGTGCGGCAGGATGACGCGGGTCACCCAGTAGGGCCGCTCGCAGATCCGTTTGATGGCATACTCGGCTGCGGACATGTTGGTGAGGTGGCCGGCCGTGAAGGCCAGGTAATCAATCAGCCGCACCTCCCGGGCGATCGTCTGGTAGAACCAGATCGCCGTCCCGTCGCTCCGGCCGATGTCGAGGCAGCAGCCGACCGGCTGATTCGCCTCGCGCAGGACCCGGACGACCCGCTGCTCCTTCGTGGCCGTCTGGAGATAGGCTCCGAAGATCGACCCCCGCATGGTGCCTTCCGGGGAATTGTAATGCTCCTGCTGGATGATGGCCTCATCGACGCCCCGCTTCCGCATCTCGGCAATATCCGCCTGGGCCGTGACGGCCACGCCCGATTCCCCCGGGGCGTCCTTGCGGGTGTTCTCGCACGTCTTGAAGGAATAGAACCACCGGCTCTTCGGCTGTGCGGCTTCCCGCTGCGCGTACTGGCCGAGCCGGTAATGATGATTCTTCCCGCGGTGCGTCCCGATGAAGGCCGCCCAGCCGCGGTTGCTGACGATCATGGGCTCGTAGATTTCCTCGAACACCGTCTCGGGCATGTCCTGATATTCGCTCAGGATGACCCCGGAGGCGTTCGGGCCTCTCCGGCGCTGCATCGCTTCCGCGGCCCCTTGTAACTGATACACGGGCCCGGTCTTGGTCCCGTACCCGTCCTTCAGCCGGATCATGCACTCGGTCTCGCTGAACTCCTCCCGGATGGGCGGCGGGAACACCACGTCGATGAAGCGCCCCTTGTCGCACGGCCCATCCCAGATGATCTCCTTGGCGGTCTTGAAGGTCGGCAGGGCGTGGATCACGAGCGGAGACCTCCCGTTGTTGCCGTACTCGTTCATCATCCACATCTTCGCAATCATCGCCATGGTGTAGTCTTTGCCGGTCTTGCGATTCCACCCCAGCCAGAAGCGGTCCCGGTGCTCGATAAAGAAGGCGTACAGGACCGCATGCTGATAGGAGCGCGACCACAGCATCGGATCGTCGTGAATCTCCGTCGGCTCCTGTGCGGCCTGCTGCTGGCGGCGCGTGGTGCGGGGCATCAGTCTCCTTGCTCAGGACACTCACAGGGGGCCCAGGGCTTGCTGCAGACTGGGCAGCGGAGGGTCCTTACCCACTCAATGCAAGATGGGCATATCGGTTCCACCGCAGCGGCATGTCGCTCCCCGTCTAGCACCCCGCAGAGTTCATGCTCCCCAGGGCGATCACAGACACGGCAGACCACCTCCTTCACGACACCCGTGGTCCAATCTCGGTCTACCATCCCGAGCGGTGTTAAGGTCAACATGCGGTGCTCATATCGGGCAAGGGATCCAACATCCGCCCGCAAGATCGGCACATCCTCGGACGGTCAAAGCGCGATGTGATCTCGCACAATACTGTGGGAGCAAAGATGGGCCAGTTACAGGAGGGACAGGGTTCACAGGTGTCTGTAGTGGATTCTAGCGGGGGATCGTAATGCGATCTTATGAAAGCCTGGTCTATAGCCTCAGACATTCAAAATACTCCAAATTGGTGTACCGTGGGCGTGGGGGATGTAGCGCGAGGCAGGGGAGCCCCCTCAAAAGCCCCTCCCACCCCCTCGGCCTGGTGATTTCTCATCCTCATCGCCTCACCCTGCCACCCCGTCACAGTTCACATAATAGCTATTATCATTCGTAGTCATTCTGTCATACTCCAACTACCTGTTATCATTGGACTGGCTCTCCATTATTCCCCATCTGGGGACCTGACAGAACGTGCGCTTCACTCTCAACCACTACATCTGGTGCCTGGCCCTTCAGGCCGTCGAGGTGGAGATGATAGTGGAGACCGCCGGAGCCGCCAGTCTCCTGGGCAACGGTCGGTAGATTGCGAGCACGGCCGTGCAGGTCAATCAAGAGTTCTGCCGCTCGAAGTTGCGCGTCGTTGTCGGCGACTTCTATACATTCCGTAACGCTTCTCCCCTCAGCATCTCTCCCCTTCGCCGCATTGAACACTCGCGTCGCTGCTAACTTCTCAGCGGCGTGACCCACCACCCGCTTCAGACTCCCGTTCGCTTCATCTAATAGCTTTCCCAGCGCTAAACTCAGGTCTCCACCGGGTTTGAGGCGTCTCCGCATCTCCCCACCACCACCGAACCCCGCATCCCGCAGCGCAGCATTCGTACTCATCCCAAGCGCCTTGTTGGCCAGCACCCGCATCTCTCGCGGCCGTAACGTCACGGTCGACTTCGTTATGCCGTTACCGTTACGCTTGCGCTGTCGGTAGGCTTTCTGTCGCTCAGCTGGGGTTAAGGCCATCTCAATCACTCACCGACAGCCGCACCGCGTGCCAGTTGTCCGCTCCGATCCATCCATACAACAGCACGTCGCGCTCTTCGGCCTGTGTCGGCCATCCGCTCCCCTCCGCAATCCCGATGTCACAACACAAACAGCACCGGCGCCCGATGTCAACCTGGGCGCCGCAGGACGGACATTGATACATGGAGTCGAGGAGTTGATGGAGATACCGCAGATCAACCGTCTCGATACATCTCCACGGGTTTGTCGTAGCCCGGGTCGCTCCGCTCCGCGGTGCGTGAGGCGCTATCTCATACACTCCTCACCCCCCAACCCCCCGCTCCTCACCTCTCAACCCAGTATCGCTTGGATTGCGGATTCTGTCAAGCCCTTTTTTGGTCGTCTGACAAAAAGGGGCGCCGTCATCAG